ATTTTTAACTTTTAATAACACAAGAAAATGGCAATCGAAAATTTAAGTATAGCACACAGCGATTTAGAAATCAGAGGTGGTTTGCAGTATGTAGGTTTGATGTTAAGAGGTGATTTAGGTAATGTTACGTTTGATGTAGCTGCTGATGACCACAGCGTTGCTTTGGCTTCTAATGACGTATTTCAGTTGTTTGATTTAAAGCAGGGGACAGGTTCTCTTAGTACAGCAGGTACTAAAGAAGGTGGTACTATAATGTTTGAACACACAGTATCTTTTTACGTTCCTAGCATTTCAACTATTCACTTGAGCAACTTAGAAACATTACTAAATGAAAATTTAGTTGTTTACTGTCAAGATTATAATGGTGGTAAATATGTATTAGGTGTTTCTGAAGCGTACGCCTTAGAGGATAGTGCAGTAGGTAACATTCAAATGTATGCAAGAGTTTCATCTATTGAAGGTGGAACGGGTGCTGCTTTAGGTGATGAGAACGGTGTAACCGTAACAATCACTTGTTCAGCAGGTGAGCTTCCAAGAGTTTGTTCAAGTGCAATGACACTTGATACATCAGTCGGAACAGCAACAGTAGCTTAATATTAACTAAAAAGGATGGGTTAGGGCGATTTGCCCTTTCCTTCTTTTTTTATTATACTTGCAATATGTATAAATCTAAACTAAACAAAGGAACAACTTTTTTTGATGGATTCAAAGTAAGTTGGTCTAAGGCAACTCAAGCAGAACTAAAAAAGGTTTATGACTTGGGATTTACTAATTTTGTAAGCAAAGAAGATGCAAAACCAAAGAAAACCAAAGCAAAAGCACAAGAAGAATCAGTTAAAGACAACTCAGACAAAGAGTAGTTTTAACACTAAATATGCTTTTGTAAACCTATCTACTCCTACGGTAGATACTGAGGTTAAAGACTTAGACAGATTAAGAGAAGATTGGATTCCTTTTGGAAAAGACAATCTATTTCCACAATATCTAGCTGAGTTAAAAAGACAATCTTCTACACATCGTTCTGTATTAGCACAGAAAACTACATTCACTACGGGTGGTGGTTTCTTGACTTCTAACGAATCATTAGCTGATTTCATAGAAGATGTTAATGCTAACGGAGAAAGTCTAAAGGACTGCTTTAAAAAACTAGCAGACGATTATTATACTTATGGTAACGCATACCTAGAGGGCGTTATATATGAGGGTGGTGTAAACTTCTATCATAAAGATGCTTCAACAGCTAGACTAGCTAAAAACAAGAAGTACGTTTTCTTCAATCCTGATTGGGAAAACCATAAGAAAAACCAAAAGACACAAAGAATACCAATCTATCCGCAAGTATCAGCTAATAGATTTATCATACATTATAAGGATTACGAAAGTACATTTAACTTTTACGGATTACCTGACTATGTAGCTGCATTAGAACACATAGCAATAGACTATGAGATTGGTAAATTTAATCACACATCATTTAAGAACGGATTTAGTCCTTCTGCTATTGTTACCGTTAACGGTGATTTTGGTGAAGCAGAAGCAGAGAAGTTTGTTGAAACTGCCAAAGATACATTAACAGGTAGTGGTAACAACTCAAAGATATTATTCCTTGTAAAGAACGGTGAGGACAGTAGAGGTACTGACGTTCAAATTATAAGCAACAAGGAAGATGGTGATTTCCTAGATTTACAGAAGTTAACTGACCAAAACATAATTACTGCTCACAGATGGCAACCCGCCTTGAGTGGTATCGTATCATCAGGAAAGATGAACAATACGGGTAGTGAGATTAGAATAGCTTATGACTTAGCTATGTCAACTGTTATTAGAGATACTACTAACATCTTATTAGACCCTATAAAGAGAGTTATTGCTGCTGAGGTAGGAATTGATACGGATGACCTAACAGTTGCTTACGAGCCACCTATTTCATTCCTGTCGGACATTGACCCTAAGCAAGTATTGACTATCAATGAGCAAAGAGCAATGCTTAATAAAGACTTAGAAGATATTGAGGATGGTCATATGCTCTTATCAGACAGACAGACAATTAGAGTAGAACGAAACGAAACACAAGACTAATATGGCAAATGTAAGACAATACAACAAGTTTGTAACAGCATCAGAAGTTATATCAACTTCATTTACTAATCAGGCAACAGATACTGCTTTGATAAGTGATGCTATACTTGAAATTGCTGAACTTGCACACATTAAGCCTGAGCTTGGATTAGATATGTTTGAGGAGTTAAAGACACAACACCATAACGGTACTTTGACAACTGCGAACTCTGATTTGTTAACACACTACCTAAAACCTGCATTATGTTGGTTTGTTAGGTTTGAGGTTATGAACGAGATACAATACAATACAACATCGGCAGGATTAGTTGTTAATGTTTCTGACTTTAGCACACCTGCAAATGTAGAGCAGTTCAATCAAATGAAAAGCGACACATTTAGAAAGGCTAAGGTATTGTTGGATGATATGATTGCTTATATCACTCACGATGACCAATTAAATGATTACCCTTTGTACGGACACGATGGAGATAGCTCAATGCCTGATACGGATATAGCTACTAAAATGAACGGTATAATATTCTACTAATGAAAGAGGAAGAAAACGTATTTAGAGAAAACAAAGAGTGTCCTGATGGTTACGAGCATCAAATGCCCGATGGTAATTGGATGTGCGGAAAAGAACACGATGGTGATGCTTATGATGAGTTTGATGAGAATCAACTTGACCTTATGGATTTAATCAACGAGATGATGAGTGATTTAGTTTCTGAGGTTAAGTCTGCTAAAAACGCTTTCTCACAAGAGGAGATTGATGAAACATATACAGAATATAAGAAGTCTGTAAATATGAGTTACTCAGAACTAAAGAGATGGTCTGAGAATAAATGTAGTAAGAAAGCTAGTTTAGGTAGAGATGCTATAAACAGAAACTTAAAACTACTTTCTAAGAAGAAAGCTGATTGGACATCTAACGATGCTACTGAAGCAAGAAAAGCTATTGCGTATATTGCAAGAGCAATTAAACAACCACAAGGCAAGGATGTGAGTAAAGAATGCCCTTACTCTAAGAATTATATTGCTTTAAAGAATTGGGCATACGATAGAAACAAATAAAATAATATAAAATGGCAACAGGATTTTTAGATGATAATGTATCGTTAATGCGAATGGTAGGTCATTCTCCTAGTAGTGATGTTCAAGTATTTACTACTGCTGCTCAAACAGGCAAGAACTTTTACTGCTTACACTTCCCTGTGGAGAGTGTTATAGCTAGTATTACTGCTGACGAGTGTACGGGTGAAGATGCTCTACAAACAACTGTACCTGCGGGAACTACATTGTTCTTAGGAAAGGTTACAGCGATTACATTGACAAGTGGAATTTGCATAGGATATACGTCTTAATATGGCTAGTAACGAACATAGTAGTTTAGAGGATTCGCAACTGCACGTTCCTAAAGGCTTTAGTACAGCTAGTAATGATACTGTGCTTACTAAGAACTCTAGCGGTGCTTTACAATGGCAAGATGACAATTTAAGGAAAACTCATTTTGTTCGTGTTAGTGGACTTTTAGATAGAGTAAGAAGGGCAGATGAACACGCACCTGCTTATGGGGGTAACATTACCTATTCTTGGTCGTCAGTCGTTACTGACCCTACTGCTGATGCACAAGATGCACTACAACAAGCACAACTATACTGCGTTAGAGATGGTTTTGTAAACTCTTTTAGTGGATTAGTTGGAGGAACAAGCGGTAGGACTGTGGGTTTTAAAGTATATAAAGGTACTCCTTCTGATGAAAGTTCTGCTGCTATCGACCTTACACAACTAGGCGATACTGCGAGTGAAACTTTAGGAGGTGATACCACTACCGACTTCTTCTCAACTACATCTTTAGGTAGTAGTGCTACGTTTGCAGCGGGTGATGTTCTTATAGTTACAGTAGCGCCGTCAACAGCACTTGAAACAACAGTAAGGTTTAACGCTACTATGGAGGTAGTATATACATCATAATATGTTAGGATTAAGTTTAGCAATTAGAGTAGGTAAAAGAGTATTAGGAAGTCTAATAGATTCTTTAATGTCGGCTGTTAAGGGTCGTGCTACTTATAGCGAGAATATTGCTGATAGTAAGCAAGTAGTTAAGGATATTGATAACTATGAGTTGCTAGACAAAGCATCTATACTACTTACACCTACTGCATATTCTGATGCAAGGGTACACTCTGTAAAGACTTATACAGGTGATGAACTTGTAACTAATGGCACGTTTGATACAGATGTTGCAGGGTGGGGTACTGATTCAGGTGCTGAATTGACTTGGCAATCTGACCAAACTTGTTTAGTAGAAACTACTGCTGATAGCACTTTTGCTATCGTACAAAACGACGTTTTAACTATTGGCAAAACATATAAAGTTTCATTAAGGTTTAAACCAAATAACAATGGTACTTTTAGAGTAAGGCTTGGTGGTTCTTCTGTAACTTTTTCTACGTCAAGTTTTAATTTAAACGAATGGAATTATGTTGAATTTGTAGGAGTTGCTGATAATAGCAGATTGGAAATTGGTTCGTCAATGGGTTCTATTACACAATTTTATATAGACGACATATCA